TGTTTATCGAACCCTGGTGCTATATTTACTTTTGATAAAGGCATGTTAAATTATACCACAAGCTATTTGGGTAAGAAAGTTGTCCATTCTAAGTGTTTTATTAAATCGTTTATATACAATTTCCTCTTCTTTTCTTTACGTATGTGTTGATGTAATTCCTCCAGATCTAAGATAAGCCATTCTTTATCAGCTTCTAAAACCATTTTTTGAGCTTTAGTATTGAGCTTTCCATTTTGAGCTGGTGTTCCATCAGATAACTTAAACATATTTCTTACATCAAATCTATAAAAAGCATTTTGTCCTTTTATCATTCCAGCAATATTCCATGATGTTTTTTCTTTAGGGTATTCTATGTTAGTTAAATGTTTAGCAAATCTTTTAACAATCATCTGGTTTATAAATCATATTAATGTTCATTTGCTTACAAGACCAAATAGCAAAATCTATATCTTCTACAATTGGAAATCCTGCTACATTAAAAGAAGTGTTTAATAACATAGGAATTTTAGTTTTCTTATAGAAGTTATTAATTAAATCATAGTAATTTTTGTTTTGTTTTCTAGTTAATGTTTGCATTCTAGATGTATTATCCACATGAACAATGGCAGGAGTTTCTTTTATTGCCTTAGCTTTAGCTGGCAGAGCAAAAGACATATGGGGTGATTCTTTTAAATTACCTAAATTAAAATATTCAGAAACATGTTCTAACATAATAGTTCCTGCCAAAGGTCGCCACCACTCTCTTCCTTTTAAAGTGTTAATTATGTTTTGAGCTTTTTTATTTCTAGGGTCAAACAAAATAGACCTATTACCTAAAGCTCTTAAACCCATCTCACTTGCACCTTGAAAAATAACAACAGGTTCTTGTTTTAATAAAAGCTCTACAGCTTTGTTTTCATTATTTGTAATCATTACAGTATAAAGCTACTCCAATTGCTGTTCCTGCATCATGTGGTACAGGATCTATAAAAAAATTTATGTCTTTGAATTTTTGCACGTATTTAAAATTATTGACACAATTCAATGCTACTCCTCCAGTAAGTATTATATTTTTAAGACCTCTGTAATCAACAGCTTGTTTAATTAACTCGCAAGTTCTTTTAAAATTTTCTTCTTGGATATCTGCAGCTAATTTAACATGATCATAGTTTAAGTTATATTTTTTATTTGTATAATGGTAAGAGGACAGACCCATTAATTTACCAGCCTCGCCATAAACAAAACCCATCAACTCACTACCTTTGTTAAAAGCAATTCCACCAGGTGAATTAGAACTAAAGAGATATTGAACACCATTAATAGTTCTCAAGATTTTGTGATCTGAATAATGAAACACATTATGTTCTACTGGTATGTCAGGCATATTACTGCAGTGTTTAAAATATTCTACATAGCTTTGTTTGTTAACATACATAATAGTTTCAATTTCTTGAAAAGGCCAAGTAGTTGGTCTTGCACCTCCACCGTCTACAACTATAGCCATAGCTTCTTCAAAAGGTGAGAAGTGAAATCCTGTAAGTCCGTGATAAAGATGATGTTTCTTTTTGTCATGAAATAATGGACAGTGTTTAAATTTTTTATGAATGTCTTTTGCAAGATCTGTAGGATTTATTTCTTGAGAATAATCAACAGTATTATATGCCACTAAATCTATTTTTTCATTAATATATTTATTTAGAGTAATAAAATTATTTACTTCATTTATAACAGCACGCATATTTTTATGTTTACAAAATCTTTCTTCGTGTAAAAAAGATTTTATAATACCATTTTCTAATAAACATACGGACACATTGTGTGATAAATTTACTCCTAGTATTTTCATTTAATTAAACCTTTCTTAATTTCAGGAAACCATAATATATCAATTTCACTTTTATAAAAACAATCAATTGCTTGTTTTGGTGTTTCTATTAATGGCTCTCCTGCTAAATTAAAACTTGTATTAAGTAGAGCGGGCACTTTAGTTACTAAATTAAATTCCTTTAACAAATCAAAAAAATATCCATCATCTTTTGATACAGTTTGTACCCTACAAGAATTGTCTACGTGTACTACACCAGGTATTTTATTATTTTTTACTTGAAAAGATAATGTCATAAAAGGTGATTTTTTGAGTTTATGAGTTACAAAATATGAAGTGAAAAAAGATTCTAGAATAGACACTGCAAAAGGACGATACCACTCTCGTTTTTTTACTTTGTTGATTATTTTTTTAGCATCCTTGTTCCTTGGATCAAATAATATAGATCTATTGCCTAGAGCTCTAGGACCAGCTTCAGCTACACCATTATATACGGCTACAATTTTTCCGTTACTTAAATGACTAGCAATTTGTTTGGACGATATGTTTTGACCATCTACATTTATTTTGTGCTTAGTATTATTAAAGAATGTATTTATTAATGGATTTTTTTTATTTTTATAAGTGTTTCTAGTTTCGTTATAATAAATTAAAAGCGCAGCTCCAATACTATTTCCTGAGTCATCAGCTAGGGGTTCAAAGTAAAAATTAACATTAGGTAAATTTTTTACTAAATACTCGTTAGTTACAACATTCAAAGCATATCCTCCAGATAAACAAACATTTTTTATACCTGTTTTTTTTACGTATCGTTTTATTAATTTAAGGACTTGTTCTTGTGTTTGCTTCTGTACTTGGAATGCGTGATCAGCATAAAATTCATATTGTTTCTCGGTTAGATTATTTATTTTTTTATGTAGATGTTCTTTTAATATAGTCTGTTGATTATAGTCCTCTTCGTGATGATAGATATTGGAGTTAGGTCTATTGTCAGTAAACAAAGACACATACTTTTTATCTTTACCATACGCAGATAAACCCATTGTCTTACCATTCTCCAATGCATCTTGACCAATCAATGTAGTAGCTGTCTCATATACTTTAGTAATGTTCATAGAAGAATCAGCATGGGCTTCACAGTCAGGATACGGTTTCATTAACTCTGTTAGATTTTTTTGATTTTGTACATCATTATTAACACCATTGTTTAAAGTCCAATATGTTTTATAAATCGGTTTAAAAACGCACGGATATTTTGAAGTAAATATAGTTTCACTTTCTCGTAAACCATTTCTTAAAGAACCATTACGATCAATGATACAAGACAAAGATTCTTTAAACCCACTATTATAAAAAGCTAAAGCTGCGTGACACAAATGATGTTCGTTGCACAAACGAATTATTGGAACATTAATTTTTTTAAATACAGTAATCTCAATGTATTTATTATCTTCAGCTTCATGAGTCGGTGAAGAAATAACAACTATATCTATTTTACCTTTTGCTTTTTTAAATGCTTGTTCAAGTGCGAGTATTGGATATTTGTCTCTTTTTTTTCTAGATAGTCTTTCTTCTTTACAAAAAAATTCTATTTTACCATTATTTATGATTGCGACACTGCTGTCGTGTAGTGTTGATATGCCTAGTATTCTCATTCAAATGTTGTAACAAAAGCAAGTCTTTCTCCAAATCTAGGGTGATAGTGCCAATGGTGTGAGTTATTAAAACAAACTCCTTTGTATTGTTTGGGTGTGACTTTCTTTAAAATTTTTTTCTCATCTTCATCTAAAATAAAAAGTTTAGCTTTCTTGTCTTGTACATCATTCAAGTAAACTATTAATTGTTTGTGTGGAAATAAATGGTCTTTGTGAACAGGACATTTAACCATACCATTATTGTAAGTCAGGTTTATAGACATTCTGTGAATAAGTTTATACGTAAGATTATTTTTTGATACAAAATCTTGAAGTATACCCTCACCCCACGGATGATATTTAGAATTCCATTTATCTTCTCCTGATCTAAGAATAGTATGTTCAAAAAAACCGTTGTATCTATCATCTCCTTCAATAATTCTTGTCTTATGATAAAAGGCAAAATTTAAACCCAAGACTTCTTTATCAATAAAGTCTTTACTTTCTTTACTTAAAAAATCATTATCTTCTTTAAAATCTAACATCATTTAAAATTATATGTAAAAACAATTCTTTTACAATCCTCTTGTTTATTATAGCACCCGTGAGAAATATGACTACGCCACATAATTAGATTACCTGTTTTAGGTGGATAACTAGCTATGGTGTAAGTTAAATCATTAAATGCTCTTTTATTTTCAGGGCCGTCATGATGCGCAGTTTGCTCGTTAGGATTCATCATATCTATTACAGGGTTTTCAAAATTTAAATGTGTATCATGTTCATAACCTTCTAAAAAGAAAACAGCCGAAAAAACAAATCCTGGATGCCTATGAAAAGATTGTCCTCCTCCCAAAGGATAATCTAATAACCAAGATTCTTCACAATTAAATTTTTTAGTGTAAAGAAGTCCTTTAGCAAATTTATTAATTTCATTGTGTACCCAATCATTAATTTTCTTGAATTTTATATTTTTATGAACCCTTTCTCTACAAAAACCTGATTCTTCATAATGATATTTTGATATTAATTTTTTGTATGGCTTTTGAATCTTGTCTACAAAAGGACATTCAGATACCGCTATTGATGTAGGAAACCACCTATGTATAATCATTGTTCAAACTCACACCAACCTGTTACGATATACTTTTCCTCAGTTGGAGAAGGAATACCTCTATGGGTATGTGTAAAATCAGGAGGCCATAATAACGTAAGACCTTTTTTAGCTTTTACTTTTTTGCCATAGTATTTAAATTCTGTTTCGCCTTTGTCTTTCACTGTATTTAAGTAAGTCATATAAACTAGAGCTCTATTGGCAAAGTACCTGTTGCCTCTTTCACAGTGCCATGAAAAAAAACCACCTTTAGGTTTGTAGTATTGTATGTTGTTACCTGCAGCAGAAGTCCTTATATTTGGTATTTGATATTTTTTACAATAGGCATCTAAACCCACAGCTAATGCCTTAAAATATTTTACCATCGTAGGATTTGTTGTATCATTATAAAAAGATACATCGGTTGAGTCTTTTACTTTTAAATCTTCGCCGCCACTGTACACGCCTTTCTTTTTATACTCTGTATTTTCTTTAAAATATTTTATTATATCATCGCAAAGTTTTAGATCTATATTAAATTTATAAATAAAGTCATCGTGTTTCATATTAGATCTCCCGTCCATTTAATAGATATTCTAGAAAAGTTTGGTTTGTTAAAAGCTTTTGCATAGTGTGGATCTGATGCTCTCATTTTTATTAAACGCCCGTGTTTAAAAGGTATTTTTTTCTTGCTTGGTAAATGTATAAACTCACCTCCTATTTTATCAGGAAGATCTTGACTACATAACATTAATATAAAAACAACTTGATTATCAGGTCCATCAACATGAGTGCTACCATCCATACCTTTAAATTGTAAGTTACCATCAATAGTGGTTAGGTTTGCATTCATTTTAAAATAATTTAAAATATGACCAAAAGCATTTATTAAAGTAAAATTTAATTCTTTATCGTGAGGGTCATATTGAATGTCATAAGCATTATATTTTTTAAAAAATAATTTACCAAAAAATGTATGACTACCTTTTTCAAAATATGGCCAGCCTTTTCTATTAGCCGTATTATTTGGATACCATGGGGCCTTTACTAATTTATGGGCTATCTCTGTTGACCATAACAAGTCAAAGACATCATCAACGTATTCTATTTTTTGTAGCATAATAATCTCCTGGTAATCCTAAAAATGGCCTTGTGTCATATAACAAAGGATTTTTATCTTTGATGTTGTAATGTAAAAATATTTGTACACACTGTTTACCTTTAAAAGGTTTTCTCCAATGTGTAAATTGTGTGCCGTTGTAAATAAGCATATCTCCAGGTTTAAACTTTACCTCGATATCTTTTTTATTATTCTTGTAATAGAAAGACCAAGGATCTCCACCTAAAAACAATGTAGTTGAAATATGACAACTTTTTCTATCTGTGTGTTTCTTAAGTTCATTACCTTTTTGATATACTCTAGTATAGGAATAGGTAGGCACTAATTTTAATTTAGTTTTCTTTTCCATCATAGGTAATAAATCAACTAACATTCTATCTCCAAGAATATCTCCATACATAGAGAAAGCGTTTTCAACTTGACCATCATTAAGCATTCCCCACTCAACCGCATCTTTGGGCACATAGCCATCTTCCATTAATCTTAAGGCTACTTTTTCTTTGAGTAAAAAATAATCATAAGTTATTTTAGCTCTCTCTTGTGATATGGCTTCTTTAATTAGTATTGCATCTTTAAACATAAGGTTTTCCTAAATGCCAATTTGTTAAACTAAATCTTGTGCCTTTTGTTACGTGTTTAACTCTGTGCCAAACAAAGGATGGAAAAACCACAAGAGAACCTGCAGATTCCATAAACTTAGGTGATTCAATCTTAAGTTTGTCGTGACCTTGCTCAAAAGAAAACTCTAATTTTCCGCCTTCATATTCATCTGCATTATTTAAAACTAACACACTTGATAACTTTCTAATTTTTCCTTTGTATGCCCCTTTAGAATAAGGTTCTGGCCATGCATCCATATGCCAATTATAATATTGACCTTTAGAATATTTTGTTAATTGACATTGTTCTGAAGTATCCCATTGAAAATTCCAACCTGCTTGTTTGTTAGCATCGTTTATAAATGGATGTATTATTCGGTACAAGAAAGGATCTGAACGAAATGCAACATGTGATTTTCTAAATTCAAATAATTCTTTTTTCTTATGTGATTTACCGCCAACTGTGCCTAAAGATTTTTTAGATTTATCTAATAAGTTTTTTATTTTTTCACAAACTGAAGGTGCTACTGCGTTTTTATAAACCCAATAAGACCATTTTAAATTCATTCTATACTCCAATTAAAAGATAAACTTATTCTATCAGAACTTGTTTGATTAGGAGCTGTAGCGTGTTTTAAATGTGAGGGAAAAAGAATTAATCTTTGAGTTTTAGGAATTGCGTTAAACCTAGCAGAATTAAATGGATTATAAGAGTTTATTGGATACTTAAAAAACATTTTTCTACCACCAAGTAAATTATCAGGATTTACAAAATAAAGATTACCGCATTTTTCGTCGTTGGATGTTTTTAAATAATATACAGCAGAAAAATCACAATTTGATACTCCTCCATCGTGTGCGTGTTCTTGGTTATAATGATTTTTTTTATTTATATTAAACCAAAGATTATCAATCTTAATATTAAATTTATCTTTTTCTAAAAAAGAATTAGCATATTTTTTTAATGCGGGTTCTATATTTGTAATAAATTGATTTATGATAGGAAAGCTACAATCAACATCTTTACTTTGCCATCCACCAATATTACTTATTGATCTGCCTTTTTGTTTTTTAATTTTATTACAGTAATTAATTAGTTGATTATTTAGTTTAGTTATTTTTAAATCACCAACATAAATTGGAGTTGCAAAAATTATTTCTGTTCTATCTAATTTCTTCATAAGTCTGTATTAATAAAGTGTTTATTCTTTCGCTAGTATTTTTAGTTATATAATAATTTAATGAAGAAGGAAAGCAATAAAAATAATTGTTTTCTAAATTAATAGTCCAAGTTCTATTTCTTCTACGATGGTCATCAAAATCTATAATAAGTTGTGAACTATCTTTTTGTACATCTACACAATAAATAAAAGTATAATCAGGAGAAAGTTTATCATCATTAATATGATTATGATTTCTTTTTTGACTTTGATTACCTGGTAAAATATGTAAAGCGTATGTATCTTGAACTACAAGATTAGGACTTTGTAATTTTCTTTTATGTAAATCAAAACTTCGAGCATCATACCACCAATGAGCCAGTTGAGTTAGAGATCGTATATTAACTATTTTTAATAATTCAGTATTATTATGGTATTTTTTTAAATAATAACTTTCTGCTATATTAAATAGTAATTCTTGCCTATCTATTTTAAATAGGTCTGGAGGTCCTACTTCACCTGTATAGAAAATAGTTTCACTAAAAATCTTTCGTATCATCCTGAACGAAATTTAGTATATTATGTTCTTTTAGTCCACTGTTGATTTGTTTCATCCCAATCGTAAGAATCAGGGTGAGTTTGAGCTGTGACTCCATCATCAGCTACGCCTGAAGTATAGGTTTCAGGATATGCTACTGGGGCTTCCCATAAGCCAGTAGAAGAATTTAACGTCCAACTTGCATAGGGTTGTAATTTAACAAATTTATCAATGTCTGCATTGTATTTCATACCTATGGCAGCATATTGACCTCTTGGGTTAGGGTCTTCATCTCTGTAAGTTTGTTTCCAGCTTTCCCAACCAAATATTTCTTTACATTTTGCTATACCAGCTTCTTCTGTTGGTACATCAGAATCCTGAAGAACCGTTGTAGACAAAACTACGTTGTCTGAATCTAATTTTGCAAAATATTTAGCCATTATCCTACGTAAGTTCCTGAAGCGTTAAAAGTGTGAATAGTGTCTGAACCAGAAGTAGTTACTGAGCCTGAGTCTGTTTCAGAATCAGCTGTTAATCTTCTAATAATTACAATACCGTTTCCTCCACCTTGTGTTCCTTGAATAGATCCTCCAGCTCCGCCGCCTAAACCATCAGTTCCTTTGTTTCCAGAAGCAGTCCAACCGCCGCCACCAGATCCGCCACCGCCAGCTCCGCCAGAACCTGATGAAGGGCCGTTTGGTCCCATTTGGGCACCACCGCCACCACCTGCGTAAGTTACTGAGGATCCTGTAATGTTAGAAGCAGTTCCTGCTCCACCTGGTCCTCCAGAATTACCGCCTGCAGCGTTAGCTCCTCCGCCGCCGCCTCCAGCACCGCCGTTTGGAATTCCTTGTGATAAAGATCCACCACCTGGATTACCTTGTGATGGTGATACAGGAGGAACGTTTCCAGCTCCGCCTGGTGCAGCTCCTAAAGATTGCCATGGTTGTGCACCACCGCCACCTGAGCCACCATCAATACCTTGATTATTATTTGGGCCGTATCCTGGATTAATGTTGTATCCTCCAGCTCCACCGCCTGCTGATGTAATTGTTGCATCATTACCTTCAAAAGAAGAATTAACTCCGTTTCCAACTCCCGCTGAATCAGCTTGGGGTCCGCCAGTTCCAACAACAACAGCATAGTTTTTACCTGTTGTCACTTCAAAAGTTTTAGAAGCTATTGTACGAAAGCCTCCGCCACCGCCGCCTCCGCCGCCGTAACCAGAGTTAGAACCTCCGCCTCCTCCGACGATTAAATATTGAACGTTATAAGGTACTCCGCTTCCTCTAGTTTGTCCTAAACCTTTTGATGCTGCTGCTCCAAATGATCCTAATATTGGCATCTTTCTACTCCTTCTCCTATTAAGCGAATTGAGTCTGAGAAGCTAACGCTGTAAACGTAGCATCACCAGTTTTAATCACTGTGTATGTATAAGCATCTAATGAGCTAGCATTTCCAGCTGTTGGCGCTGCTCCACCTTGCCATTCAGGAGTTACGGAAGATCCATCGATTTGAAAAGCATTATTGTAATATGGTGTAGAACCTTGTTTTACAATAAATGCTACAGTAATAGATTCACCTGTATCCATAATAGAGTTTAATGAATTAGATCCATCTCCTCTTAAGTTTACTGTGAAGTTTGCTGCTGCATCAGTTGTGTAATTTAAAACTGCTTGTGTAAGAACATCATAGTTAATTGTTCCAGTAGCTGCTGTTGCAGATGTTGTAACTTTTTCTGCAACACTTTGAATTTTACCTTGACCGTTAAAAGTTGTTCTACCAATACCTTTTGGTGTTAAATTTAAATCAACATTACTGTCTCCACCTGTAGCTTGAATATTAGGAGCATTTCCTGTTGCTGCGTTTACTACAGTTAATTCGTTTACTGCGGAAGCAGTTGTAGTAAATTTAATTTGTTCTAAACCATTTTCATCACCGATGAAATTACCATTATCAATTAAAATATTATTTCCGTTAGCATCTAAATTACCACCTAATTGAGGTGTAGTGTCATCTACTACAGCATCAATACCTACTGATGAGAATCCTGAATCTACAATATTAGTACCATCAGAAATTAAAATTCTAGTTTCTTTTTCTGTAGCACCAAAAGTGTATCCTGTTCCACTTACTGTTTTAAATTCTACAGTGTATGCACCCGATGTGCCATTTATAATAATGTAAGATTTTTCAATTGAATTTGGAATTGTTACTGTTTGATTTCCTGTAATTGTCCCAGTAAATTTTATTACTTGGTTTCTTGCCTGTGAGATTGTTGCATCTGTCATTGCAAGAGCAGTAGTTTGTACACCCCCTGCAATTGAAATAGCTTCATAACCTGCTACGGCTTGTTGAATTAAGTTTAAATTAGAATTTGTTTTATCTCCCCATGTACCAGCGTTTTCGCCAGTTGCCATAAGTTCTAAACCGAGATCTGAAAATGTTGATGCCATAATTACCTTTATTTTATATTGTTTAAGCTGCTAAATCAACCTCGCTCCATGTATTATTTACACCAGGATTAATCTCGCTCCATGCAGTAATGTTAACTGTGCCAAGTGAGGCTGTCAACCCTATACCAGTAACTGGTACATTTGCTGTAGTTGTTTGAGTTGTTGAGCCAGCAGACGAATTTAATAATCCAGCAGTAGTTACTGGATATACAGAAGCTTGTTGTACAGATCCTTGACTTAAAGTTGCTACTTGTCCAGTAACACTTTCAACAGTTGTTTGTACAAGTGATGTTGTGCCTAAAGATAAGGAAGCTTGTATACCAGTTACACCTACTTCTATTCTAGGTTCTGGAACAACCTGACCTACACTAGTCGAAGCACTTGATCCCGTTACTGGTACATTTGCATTTGTTTCAATTCCTCCTGCTACAGTTCCAGCCGTTGTATTTATTGTTGCTTCTGATGCATTTACAAATACATTATTATCAATTTGAATAGAAAAATTAGCTGCTAATGTTAGTCCTAATGCTTGTCCTGTTTGTACAGCATCAAAATCTGTAAATCCTACTGCAGTACCTTGAGAAGTTGTTAATGATTGACCTGTAGCTGCAGCTGCAAAAGGTTCACCCCAAGCTTGGTTACCCCATGTAAATCTACCCCATCCTTCTTCAATGGTTGTTGTTACGCTTACTTGATTATTTGCTAAAGTTAATTGTTGTCCTTCTGCTAATACATCTCCAAATATACCCCAAGAATTTGTATTCCAAGATGGTCTACCCCAACCTTCTGATGCTCCTGCAAATCCAACATCACCAACAGATGATTGCATGGAAATTCCTGTAATTGTAGCCACTTGTTCTGTAATTTCACCCCAATTATTTTCACCCCATGTTTCTCCACCCCAACCTTGATTAATATCGCCTGAAGCTGTTGTTGAACCTTGTGAAAGAGAAGATGATAATCCTGTTAAAATAACTTCTGCATTATTTTGTGCACTCCAGTTACCTTGACTCCAACTTAATGCTCCCCACGTTGATTGAGTAATATCAAAAATACCGCCCATACCAATTCCATGAACATAACAAAGATAATAAAAATCAGTTTCTGATGAAGGAGTTACTTCAATGTATCTCGTAGTTGCAGCATTGAATGTGGTTGTGTTTGTGTAAGCTGCATAATTAGATGCACCATCAAGATAGTAAGTTACACCTGATGTGAGATATTGGTCTCGACTAGTTGTTGTAGAAAAAATTAAAGGGTGATTATTGTTTGACGCATCACTCTGTTCAAATCTTAGTGAAGCTCCACTAACCCAATTAACGGTTCCTGGACCTGTTGAGTTTCGAACACCGTCTAAATAATAAACGTTACCCGTTCCCCCAAGATAAAGATCACCCGATGCTACGGTAACAGTATAAGTTTTGTCTGCCATAGCATCGGGTTCCTTTTATTATGCGATTCTCAATATAGCTGCGCTTGTTGTAAATGCTGGAAACTGAATAGTGAAAGTTCCTGCAGATGCAGTTTTGTCACCGCCAAAATCTAATACCGCTACAGCTGGATCTCCAGATGCAGTGTCATTATAAATTAATGCACCTCTAGCTGTTAAAGTAACTCCAGTGAATGATAAATCAGAAAAATCTGTTATCGCTGTATTTGTAGCCAAAGATGTTCCTGTATTTACAAGTGCTTTTCCACCTGATGTGTAGTTTGCTGAAGTAACTTCGTTACCAGTTGTAAATGATGTTGTTGATTTTCCCAAAGTCGCAGAGTTAGTGTACATTGCTAACTTGAATGTGTTTCCTCCACCACCTGATGTTTTAAAATTGTGCGTAGCTTCCAAAAGTTCTTTTTTGAAAGAATTCGCGATTGCATTAGTTGTTATTGCCATGTTATCTCCTTAATTAATTTATGGTGACGGCGAAGGTATTTTTACTCGAGGAACTCCACTGTCATATTCTCCTCTTCTTCGTCTACCCATTTGTTGTAGACCAAAAGCTTGTATACTTTGATTATACCTATCAGAATAGAGTTTGTATAGGTCTTCAGGTCCTTTTAAAAATGAAAAAGCCTCTTTCAAAACTCCATATAAAAGCATAGCCTCATGATGCTGGGATATATATGTATTTGTTGAACTATCAAAATGTGGTGCATCTTTGATATAATTAATTTGTATGTCAAAAGCTGCATTTGGAGTTGGTGCTAATAATATATTATTTTCATCCCAACTAGCATAATATTTCGGTGTTCCTGTGACTGTATCATTTGGAGAAAATTCAGATATAAAACTAGTATCTCTTTTTTCTAAAAAGTCTCTCACATTAGAATTAATAATTTGAACAGATCTTAATACTAATGCATCAGCAGGCATAGAAACGTACCTGTTTCCGATTGTTGTCTGTGAAGTTGCATATTTTCTTAAGTCATCATAATCAACTTGGCCAGCTATATCTAACTCTGTATTTCTTATAAACTGATCAAGCAGAGAATCACTTAACACATTACTATCAACTTCGGTATAGTTTCTTACTTGTGTTAAAAAATTTGTATACGTAATTGCCATTATGATATTCCTATAATTACTTTTCCAACTTCTGTAATTGCTTGTCTTCTTCTATTTTGTAAAGATGGATCTGCTGGTTTCATTTCACTAGAACCTTGAGTTATAAAACCAAATTGACCTGGTAATGTAAGGTTAGCTACTCCTACCATCGTACCTCCAGAACTAGCGATTGTAATATCACTAGTAAAAGGTTGAATAGGTTGTTGAAATCTTTGTGGTCTTACTTTTTGCAAAGCAATAGCATCAGCTGTTACTCTTTTTCTTCTAATTTGTGGATGCTTTTCTTCAAATTCAGATATGTGTACAAAAGAACCATTCCATTCTGTAACCATTTCTTGATATGGAAATGCTTGTCCACTTCTATCTGATATTGCTTGTGATCTATTACCGTTTGCGTATTTAGCCATTATGATAAATTTGGATAGTACGATTGTGGAGAAACATATAATGATGTTCTCTGTCCATCTTCATCCAAAGCCCTTTTAAGTTCGTCTTCGTAAATTAATTTCATAGCTTCAATTCTTTCAGGTGCTTTTTTCATTGATAAATAATAAGCAAGACCTGCGCACATACATGGTAAAAATCTGTAAGCTACATCTGCTTGTTGATCATTATAAGCTGTAGCATCTTCTATTCTGTTTATAGTATAAAATTTTAAAGTTGTGTAAGTTGAAGCATCAGGTGCAACGTATAAACTTATTTTAGGTGTTGTTTGTCTGTCCACATAATATTGCGATGGTTGACCTGTAGCTAATTTATTTGGTAAAGCTGAATAAGCAGATCTATCTATTTTAGTTAATGCAACATCCTGAGTGTTTGGACCATCACCAGCAGCAGCTGTAGTAGAAATATAAGCTTCTAAAACATCGTTTACATTTGAGGCAACTGTGTAAGTTGCCGTTCCTGCTGTTAGAGCTTGCTCATTCAATTCAACTTTCCAAAGGTGAACACCTCTATTTCCCCAGTCGGCAAATAATAAATTTAAAGATCTTCTAGCTGTTTTTAAATCATAACCAGCCATAGGTCTTAGGCCACATCTTTCGTAGCCTTCATCAATGATTTCATCGATGTTTAAATTAAATGATGTTGATCCTGATGTTGCCATAATTAAAATTTCTTTTTAAATCCTACTCTAATTCTATCTTTGTTAATACCAATACCTACTTCTGATTTTTTATATATCTTATCATAACTTAATTCAGGATTAAACTTAGCTTTAGAA